GTCAGCGTAAATCTCAAGAATCGAGATAAAGCATTCGCTGAGTATGGATATGGCCCTGCTAATCCAGAAAACGACAACTCTGACTTCTGGAATGCTCGCGCTAAGGAATGGAATACATCCGTAGACAATGCGAAGACAATGCACTGTGGCAACTGCTCTGCATTCATCCAGACGCCCGAGATGATGGATTGCATCGTCAGTGGTATCCAGCAGGAAGAGTCGGACAGTGAGACTTATGCACCAGAGGTAGTCGATAGTGCCGACCTAGGTTACTGCGAACTGTTTGAGTTCAAGTGTGCTGCTGATCGCACCTGCTCTGCGTGGTTGGTCGGTGGCCCGATTACAAAGCCTATGACTGGCAAGCAGAAGGCAATGCTGAAGTTTGCCAAGATGGAGTATTAATATGGAAACGATTAGCAAACTTGAGCGTGCGAAGAAGAAGCTGACTCCGGCTGAAATCCGTACTCTATTTGCTGATCTTGCAGAACCGTTCGTTCCTGGTCTCGGTGCAACACGACAAGCAATGTCTGGCAACTATGGACAGGCTGCTATCTCTGGATTGCTAGACTTTGGTGGGCCTATTGGTAAAGCCGCTGGATTTGCTGCTGCTCCGATGATGGGTGCTATCAAGGCTTATCACGGCACACCAGTGCGAGGGCTTTTAGATTTAAGCCCAAGAAAAGCAATGGAAGTTAGGGATAGCGTTTGGTTTAGCGACAACCAAAATGTTGCAGACCAATATAGATACCCTCGTGAATACGGTGAAATTTTGTATGACGAACCGGCTGGAGACTTGTTAACTGCAAATCTTTTGTTTAAAAATCCCATGACTGTTGATATGTCCGGTGATATTGGTGAAGCAATGAGGTTGGGGAAACTTCTCAATGAAGCAAAAACAAAAGGTTTTGATGCTTTGGTTCTAAAAAATGTTGATGACACAATAGATTCCTCAAAAGAATTAGGAACGTCTTTTGCAGTATGGAATCCTGAGTTAATTCAACTAATTGAAAGAAACAATAAAAAGATTAAGGCTAAAAAATGAAAAGCCCCGCATGGACACGCAAAGAAGGTAAGGCTAAGACTGGTGGCCTAAACGAAAAAGGTCGCAAGTCTTACGAAGCTGCTAATCCAGGCTCTGATCTAAAGTCTCCGGTCAAGTATGGTGATAACCCTAGACGTGCTAGTTTCTTAGCTCGCATGGGCAATATGCCAGGGCCAGAGCGTAAAGCAGACGGTAGTCCTACTCGACTGCTGCTATCTCTCCAAGCATGGGGAGCATCTAGCAAGGATGACGCAAAGAAGAAGGCATCAGCAATCAGCGCACGAAACAAGAAGAAATGAGCCACGAAAGCCAGATTAACTTTGTGCATCGTGTTCAGTCGATGTACCCGAGTTACTTCAACAACTGCAAGGTTCTGGAGATCGGATCGCTAGACATCAATGGCAGCATAAGACGATTCTTCAGTGGATGCGACTATCTAGGCGTAGACATCGGGACTGGCAAGAATGTAGACCTAGTTGAATCAGGACATCTGCTCACATTCCCTGACAAGCACTTCAGAACCTCCATTAGCTGCGAATGCTTTGAACACAATAAGTATTGGGCAAAGACATTCGAGAACATGGTACGCATGACAGATGGACTGGTAATAATTACCTGCGCTACAGAAGGAAGACCAGAACATGGAACGACAGCGACTAGTCCAGCCGACGCACCATTCACAAACGATTACTATAGAAACCTAATAGAGCATGACTTCAGAGAAATCTTCAACCTAGATAATATGTTCACTGACTATGAGTTCAGTACAAACTGTAATCCAGCAGACCTATACTTTTACGGCCTCACTAAATAACGGAGTACGATATGCTTGAAGAAATCATTGAAATGCTGATCGGCCGCACTATCGAAGGCGTAGAGACCGACGACGATGCGCTTTATATCGAACTCGACAACGACAAAGTATTGGCTGTGTTCGTCCATGAAGATGGAATGGAAGTGTCAATCCTAGAGCCGGAAGCAAACCAATAAGGATTTAACCATTCTTGCTTGAAAGAGATAGTTGGGGGCTTACGCCCCCGTTATTGATTAGTTAACTCGGATAACCTTACGCATAAAAGGATTGACATATACAATTCCGTTATCGCGTAGGAATTGAACTTCGTTAGTAACTGTCTGCATGGTGTCGTAGCGAACCCATACCTTGCAGTCAGGATTGAAGCGGATGTCTACACCAGCGTTGACTGCATCAATGATTGCTTGTTGGTTAGTAGTGATTTGCATGGCTATCTCCTAAGTAGTGAACGCTGAGTGCGTAGAGAGATAGTCACACAATTTTTGATCATCTGCTATCAGAGTTTCTTATAGTTGCTTCAACACTTCCTTATGGTGCAAACATGAATGAGAATGATTCTCAAGATACTAAAGTAGAATCTACTTCTAAACGCGAAGGGAAGTGGATTCCTCCTCGCGCTGGCATGGGTCGTCCTAAAGGCGTGCCTAACAAGTCTACGTCTACTGTGCGTGAGGCCATCGCTAACTTGCTGGAGCGCAATGGCGAGAACATGGACTCGTGGCTACAGATGGTTGCTTATGGTGATGAGGCTCTGAAGGTGAAGGCTCAACCTGATCGCGCTCTGGAAATTATGGCGAAGCTGTCGGAGTACCACATTCCCAAGCTGGCTCGCACTGAGGTCACTGGAGATGGTGGTGGCCCGCTCAACATCAAGGTTGTGAGTGGAGTCGATGACTGAGAAGGTCATTGATACTGGCTACAGGCCGAGAGATCCGCAGAGAGCAATTCACAAGGCTGTCGCTGCAAACCGATTCACAGTGGTAGTTGCTCATCGTCGTATGGGTAAGACTGTCGCAGCGATTAACCAGCTAATCCATTCATCGCTCAAGAACGGTCAGGAATCCCCGAGGTACGCATACATAGCGCCGACATACGGACAGGCAAAGCGTATCGCCTGGGATTACCTGGAACGCTTCACACGCCCACTAGATGCAAAACTCAATGTCTCCGAACTCAAGTCTGAGTTCTATGGGCGACGCATCCAACTGTACGGCTCAGACAATCCTGACAGCCTGCGCGGTCAATACTTCGACGGAGTAGTGATTGACGAGATTGCTGACCAAGACCCAAAGATATGGAACGAGATTATCCGTCCGGCCCTCGCTGACAGAAAAGGATTCGCACTATTCCTAGGCACTCCGAAGGGACGCAATCACTTTGCAGACTTCCGCGATAGAGCAGCATCGTCTGATGACTGGTCACTCCTTGAGTTTAAGGCTAGCGAGACTGGAATACTGGATAGCAAAGAACTTGAATCCGCGAAGAAGGAAATGGGCGATGACAAGTATGCCCAGGAGTTTGAATGCTCGTTCCATGCTGCTGTAGAGGGCTCTTACTACGGCGCGCTGATAAATGACTTGGAAGAGCAGCAGAGAATATGCCGTATACCTCATGAGAGCCTCGCTAAGACGTTCTGTGCATGGGACTTAGGGATAAGTGACAGTACATCGATTTGGGTGGCTCAAATCGCTTCTAAAGAGGTCAGGCTAATTGACTACCACGAGAACCACGGGGTCGGACTTGAGCATTACTTTGAGTGGCTGCAAGACAATAACTACCACAAGGCCTCGCAGATCCTGCCGCATGACGTAGAAGTGCGAGAACTTGGCACTGGTAAGAGTCGTAAGGAAGTGCTGATGGAAGCAGGACTCGATGTTACTGTTGCACCGAGATTATCTATTGCCGATGGTATTCAAGCGGTACGCCAGTTATTGCCACGCTGCTGGTTTGAGATTGATAAGACAAAACATGGACTAGACGCACTGCGAAACTATCGGCGAGAATATGACGATAAACGTGCTGTGTTTTATGATAAGCCGTTACATGACTGGTCTAGTCACTCTGCTGACGCATTTAGATATTTGGCAATAGGATTGAACGAAGGCACTTCCACTTGGGATAAGCCTCTAAATATAAATTCTTCGTGGGTGGTTTAATGAATACATATGCACTCAAGTCGCTAATCGAATCAGAGATTGATGGCGCAATCGGTTATCTGGAGTCTGAGACCACTGAACAGCGTCGCCAGGCTCTATCTGCGTATCTGCGCGATCCCTACGGAAACGAACTAGAGGGTCGCTCGCAGATTGTCACTGGTGAGGTTGCCGAGGTCATTGATGGCGCTCTTCCGCAACTCATGCGCGTGTTCACTGGCGAAGAAGTCGTGCGATTCGATCCGGTATCGCCTGGTGATGAAGAAGCTGCAAAGCAGGCTACTGAGTATTGCAATTGGGTGCTGAATCGTGACAACGAAGGATTCATCATTCTGCGTAACTGGTTCTTCGATGCACTGCTACAGAAGGTTGGCATCGTCAAGACCTACTGGGATACCAAGGTCGATATTAATAAAGAGACCTACCGCGACTTGACTGACGATGAACTGGTGATGCTGATGTCGGATGGCACGCTAGAAGTCGTTGCTCAGGACACGCAAGAGATGATTGATCCTTATGGGATGGTCATTCGTAAGCACACTGTGCAAGTGGAGCGTAAAAATGAATTCGGTACTGTCAAGATTGAGAATGTCCCGCCCGAGGAGTTTCTTATCTCGAAGCGTGCTAGGAACGTACAGGACAGTCCTTTCGTTGCCCACCGCCGTCTGGTTACGCGTGGCGAACTTGTGGCTATGGGTTTCGACAGAGACATTGTTAGTGGGCTACCTAGCAATGATGCTCTCTCTTTTACGCCTGAGCGTGTAGCAAGATTCTCGCAGGGTGAGCAGCCGCACGATATGCAGTCGCTTGACTTCGATATGCAGGAAGTCGAGGTATTCGAGTGCTATGTGGTCACGGGTGAAAAGTATGCCGAGGAAGACTATCAAGAGTTTTACGTGCAAGACGTAGAAGACGAATCTGCAATGGAAGAAGAGTCCGATATTGGCCTTACCCATCGCTACAAGATTTTCTACGCTGGCAACGAAATCCTGAGCAAGGAAGAGTGTGACTTCGTTCCGTTCCACTCAATTTGCCCGCTGCCGATTCCGCACAAGTTCTATGGTCAATCGCTTGCTGATCGCGCTACCGACCTGCAACTCATCAAGACCACGCTGACTCGCCAGATGCTGGACAACCTCTATCTGACGAACAACAACCGTATGGTTGCTATCGACGGTCAGGTTAATCTTGACGATCTGCTGACCACTACGCCTGGTGGTGTTGTACGCGTTAAGAGTGCTGGTGCTGTGCAATCGCTGGGTGTCCAGTCTATTGCTAGCCAGACGTTCCCGATGATGGAGTACATCGACGGAGTACAGGCAAAGCGCACTGGCGTATCTGACGCACAGCAAGGGCTTAATCCTGACATCCTGCAAAACGTCACTGCTACTGCTGTAGCCGCGATGACTACTCAGGCGCAAGGCAAGCTAGAACTAATCGCTCGTACATTCGCTGAGACGGGCGTTAAGAGCCTCTTCAAGGGCATCCTATACCTATCATCCAAATACTCTGATAAGCCCCGCATTCTGCGTCTTAAAGGCAAATATGTACCTTATGACCCGCGTACCTGGAAGAACTCGTATGACGTAACTATCAACGTCGGGCTTGGTAATGGAAATCGCAACGAACAACTTGCCATGTTGCAGATGGTTCTGGCAAAGCAAGAAGAAATCCTCAAGGGTTTCGGGCCTGCTAACCCGCTGGTATCTGTTTCCCAGTACCGCAATACGCTGTCGAAGATGGTCGAGGCCGCTGGTATTAAGGATGTGGACTCTTACTTTAAGCCAGTCACTCCAGAGACAGACGCGATGCTGGAGCAACAAGCCTCTCAACAGCAACCTGATCCGAATACCGAGGCTGCACAACTGCTGGCACAGGTTGAACGCGAGAAGAATCAACTCCGCGCACAGACTGACGCTGCCAGGGTGCAACTAGACCGCGAGCAGATGCAATTGGAGATCACTCGCAAGTCGGCTGAAATGACGATGAAGGCACAGAATGATGCTGCCACTATCCGAATTAAGGAAGCAGAATTAGCGTTGAAGCAGATTAAATTGGAACTGGAAGCCGCTGTTGCTAACGGTAATGCTGATGTGGCTCAATCTGATACAGTATTGAAGGCAATTGATACAATTAACTCACTTATTAAGGGTTAGCCATGAATAAATGCGATTGGGCTAAGAATCTGTTGCTTGACCCAATGTTTCAAGAGATTTTTAATGATATGGAGTCTCGTGAAATGAATAGATGGGCAAATTCAAATGAATTCGACTTCGATACTCGCAATTCTGCATACACGAAACTATGTTCAATCCGTGAATTCAAAGCACAAATTGAATCACTTGCACACCAACAAGAAATTGAGCGCAAGAGATTAAAGATTTTCTAGCATATTGCTAGTAAACGTCTCCAGACGAATCTGGAAAAAGGAAGATAAATGGAAAACTCCATGACTCCCGAATCGGGAAGTGGCGAACTGACGGTAAATGACGCTGCAAGCCGATTTCTCTCGTTGATGGACGGTGGCGAACCCTCGCAAGAGCAAGTTAACGAACCGGATGAATCCGAGGAAATTGAAGCCCAAGAAGATTCTGATGATGAATCTGACTACGTTGAAGACTCCGATGAGGCAGAGGAACAACCTGTCTACCGTATCAAAGCGGCAGGCGAAGAAAAGGATGTGACCCTTGATGATCTGGTGAAGTCTTATCAACTAGGTGCTGATTACACCAAGAAGACTCAAGAAATCGCTGAACAACGTAAGGCTATCGAGGCTGAACGTGGTGCGATTGAGGAGTCGCGACAACTGCGAGATGCGTACGCCCAAAGGTTGCAAGCCATTGAACAATTCCTGGCACAACAGCAGCCCGAGGATGACTTGGAAAGTCTTAAAGACATTGACCCTATTGGCTATGCCGTAAAGGTCGCAGAACTCTCTCAGAAGGAAAAGCAACTGTATGCGGTTCGTGCTGAACAACAACGCATTGCTCAACAGCAACAAGCGGAGTATCAGCAAAACCTAAGCCAGTTTGTCCAGAATGAGATGGCAAAGCTGTCACAAGCTTTACCGGAGTTCGCTGATCAAGAGCGCGGCCAAGCTATCCGAACCGATTTGCGTAAGTTTGCGAATGGGCTTGGATATTCCGATGAAGAACTCTCACAAGTGTATGACTCGCGACACGTACAAGTGCTTTATAAGGCGATGCAGTACGACAAGCTCATGGAATCTAAGCCACAGGTAACTAAAAAGGTTTCCGAGGCTCCAAAGATTCTGAAGCCTGGCGTTACTAAAGCCAAATCTTCCGAAGCAGATGGACTTAAAAGAGATAAGGCTCGTCTACGTCAATCTGGAAAGGTTTCTGACGCTGCCGCTATTTTTGAACGATTTTTGTAAAGGATAAAATCATGGCTATTTATAATGCTCACGACGCTATTGGTCAGCGTGAAGACCTGACCGACGTTATCGCTAACATCTCCCCGACGGAAACCCCGTTCCAATCGTCTATTGGCAAGACCAAGGCTACTGCTGTTTATCACGAATGGCAGACCGATAGCCTGGCCGCTGCCACCACCAACAACGCTGCTGTTGAAGGTGCTGACGCTTCGGACGCTACCCTGTCGCCCACCGTTCGTCTTGGCAACTATACCCAGATCCTGCAAAAGACCATCAAGGTCTCTGGCACTCTGGATACGGTTAACAAGGCTGGCCGCAAGTCGGAAAAGGCTTACCAACTCGCCAAGGCTTCGGCTGAAATCAAGCGCGATCTGGAAACCATCCTGCTGGCTAACCAAGGTCGTTCGGCTGGTACGTCGAACTCAACGGCTCGTAAGATGGCAGGTTTGCTGTCGTGGCTCACTACCAACACCAGTGTTGTTACTTCTTCCAACAACCCGACCACTATCGGCGTCTCAACTCGTACCGATGGTACTCAGCGCACTTTCACCGAGCAGTTGCTGAAGGATGCTGTTGCTAGCGTGTTCACTTCTGGTGGCAATCCGAAGGTGCTGATGGTTGGCCCGTCGGGTAAGCAGAAGGTTTCGTCGTTCGCTGGTATCGCAGCACAACGCTATATGGCTCCGTCGGATACGCCGACCACCATTATTGGCGCTGCTGATGTGTATATGAGCGACTTCGGCTCGATGTCTGTTGTTCCGAATCGCTTTATGCGCGCTCGTGATGCTCTAGTGCTCGATCCGGAATACGCTGCTCTGGCGTATCTGCGTCCGTTCCAGACTAACGAACTGGCTAAGGCTGGCGATAGCGACAAGACCCAGTTGTTGGTTGAAGCTACGCTTGAGGTCAAGAATGAAGCTGCTCACGCACTTATCGCTGACTTGAATATGGCTCTGTAATGATGTAGAGGTGGGGAGGAGGAAACTTCTCCCCATTTTTGTGAGGATTAAATGTCAAAGATCATCTTTAACGATGGGACAAGAATCCAGAAGTTTCACGCCTTAGATGACAAGGTAGTGATTGAGACTTCTCAGGATATTTCAAACATTCTTGAACAAAACAAGATTGACTTAGATGCAGACAAACAACGAACTGGATTTGTAAGGGATATGCACCATGTAGCTCGCATTCCGCACACTGTCATCGACGAACTGAATAAAATGGGAGTGATGCGTGGATTTGCGATTATGGATGACACTGCATTTGCAAAGTGGCTGAACACTACTGAAATTGGCATTGCTTGTAAAACCTACAAAGGAAACCTATGAAAGTCGGAGTTTGCGTACCCTGCCGCGATGAAGTCATGACCAGTTTTGCGTTTGATTTTGCAAAGATGGTTGCCTACGACGTAAAGACTCGATGCTCACAAGAAGGGCATGGTTTGATGATGTATACGATGGCTGGAACATTGATTTTTGATCAGCGTGAAAAGCTTGTAGATGTTGCCCTGAGCGAGGGCTGCGATGCAGTTCTGTTCATTGATAGCGACATGAGATTCCCGAAGGATATGGTGAACATCCTTCTTAGCCGAGAAGTAGGAATTGTTGGAGTTAATGCCACTACTCGTCGCCCGCCGATTCTTCCTACTGCACTGAACCTGCATATCGAAGATAAGGACGGAAATAAATCCCACTGGTGGGAAAAGATTGATAGTCGCGGTAAAGAAGGAATTGAGAAAGTTACTGCGATTGGATTTGGTGCTGTGTTGATTCGCAAGGAAGTGTTTGAGTCGATTCCTAAGCCCTGGTTTGATGCTCCGTGGGGAGCAAATGGAATCATTGGCGAGGATGTCCACTTCTGCATTAAGGCTTTTGATGCTGGACACGACACTTATGTTGACCACGAATTGTCGATGCACATTGGGCACGTT